CAATCTGAGGCGTACGCTTCTTGTACGCTTTCGCCAGATCGAAACGACTACGCTGATCCTGACGACGCAACCCCTTCTCCTGCATCGACAACCCCGTCAAGGCTGTCGACAGCCTCTGAGACGGCGACGTTCCATACGGGTCCGCTACGTTATATTTAGCGTAGGGGTCGAAGGCCATCTAGTTATAGACCTGACCCGCCAGCAACAATGTTGCAGTCTCCACATTCACATTCACAGTCACCGTACCAGTAGTACCACCACCGCTAATGGCCGTACCAGCCGTCACACCAGTGATATCACCCGTAGTAGGGGCCGACCATATTAGACCGCTCGCTGTAGTTGAGTCGGCGGTAAGAACATACGTATTCGTACCTGCCGTCAACTTCGTTGCCGTATCCGCCCCCGTACCAACGATCAGATCGCCCAAAGCGTCCGTATCGACAGTAAGGGTCACAGCACCGCTGCTGCCACCACCGGCCAGCCCCGCCCCCGCAACAACATCGGTGATGTCGCCGGTCGAAACCTGATCTACAACCCTTTGTGAAATCCGATTTAGACCCATCGTTACGCTCCAAAGTAGGTAACAAAGATAGTTGAACTAGAACCACCGACACGAATAAACTTGACAACCGACAGATCATCGTTCACCAGTTCCAACGTGCTGTACGGATTCAGATAATGCCCGACAGATGATGTGGGTGTACCCCACCTGAGTCGGATCGGTTCAGCACCATTCGTTATCATTGCCGCAACACTATCCGTGGCGATAGACGCCAACCCGATTGCTACCGCAGCAACAGTCAGCGACTCGTCACCTAGTTTGCGCCCCATCTCTGAGGCTGCCCGCCTAATAGCCATGTTTCTCCTACGGCTCTAAAGCCGTTACTCGTGTTTCGAGATCGTCCAGTTTTTCCTGTATCTTCCGCAACTCGTACTCAATGGGGCGTGCATTAGCGCCCTGCATTCGACGAGTAGGCTTGTATATGACGGCCATCAGTTCTCCACCGACCAGTCATCATCAATCATGTCGCCCAAATCATCCAACGCGACACTCAAATAGTTGACCGTGACCTGCAAATCCTCCAAATCGGCAGAACGCGCATACGCATTCATATCCATCGTCTGCTCAATAGAAGACACCGTTGCCTCCAAATGGTCGATGCGCGCCACCAGACGTGCAGAGGACCATGTGACGGTGCCGACTATCGCTGCTACAGACAGCATCAATCCCACGGCGACGGTGGGGATTCTGACTTGGCGAATGTCGGTCGGCTCGGTCATCACTCAACTTCAACCCATGAGGTCGTGTCCTCATCCCAGTAGTAGACGTTGCCGTCATCGGGTATCGGCGTGGGTGGCTGCCACACATAGTTTTCGTCCAGCGACCACGACCCGTAGGGCTGGGGTCCAGCGAAGCCTGTGCCATCCCATGAGTGGCCAATGCCCGCGTAGTTGAAGGCGCGCGGCGAGCCGCCGTCTGGTTCACCGTTGGTCCCGTAGTGGACGCCGCCGTGGGTGTTGTAGGAGGTCTGGATCCATGTGCCACCTAGACCCAGATCGTCGGCTAGAAACTCCTGCCCACGATGCTCCTCGTCGTCGCCTACAACTAGGACTCTGACGACGGTATTGGTTTCGTCTATTTCAGCGAAGTGAGCCATCAGATCGCGTACCTCACGATCACGACGCCCGACCCGCCATTGCCGCCGTTGGCCGTAGGCGTCGTTCCGCCAGTTGCTCCGCCACCGCCGCTGCCGCTGTTAGCGCCACCAGCCCCACCCGTTCGACCACCAGCAGAGTCCTGTCCAGCGCCGCCGCTGTTGATAGCGGAAGTGCCGCCAGCGCCGCCCGAACCAGACCATGTGCCGCCACCACCGCCGCCGCCAATACCGCCCACGCCACCATTTGAAGAAGATCCCGTGTAACTGGAGCCACCACCGCCGCCAGCCCAATAGTAGTTGTTGCCGTCAATGTTGACCTGTTTGCCCACGCCGCCGACGCCACCATCCTTCTCACTGGGATCATCCGTACCTGTGCCGCCAGTTCCATTCGCTCCACCACCACCGCCCTCGCCGTGGTAGTTGCCAGTACCACCCGGTCCACCGTCGTAGCCTGCGTAAACGGTGTACCCCGTCGCAGTCGGGGCGGTCCCCGTACCGGCGGCATTGCCCACACCCGCTCCGCCTCCGCCGTTCGCTCCAGCGCCGCCTCCGCTGTCGGATCCACCGCCACCGCCACCCGTCGCTGTCACCGACAACGCCGTGGTGCTACTCCCCGCTGCCGACGGCTGGCCGCTATCCGCCGTGGCACCGGCACCGACGGTGATCGTATGCTCCCCCACCGACAGCGTGATCGACGTGCCGTGCAATACGGAGCCACCACCGCCACCGCCACCCCGAGTTCCAGCAACCCCTGCGCCGCCAGAACCGCCGCCACTGACGAGGAATACTTCGGCGGTGCTCATGGCCGCGCCAGTCACAACCAATGTCGAAGTGGAAAAGAACTTGTGGTACTTGTAACCGCCAGATTCGGATTCGGTTCCACCAGAAGCAGCAAACTCACCCCCAAACAGGTCGCCGTTCAGCCACGTAGACACAGCCGTCGAAGGCCACGCCTTGGAGGCGTCATGCCGCCCCCGCCAGTTGGATATGGCGGTAGACGGGTTGGTGCGATCCTGACGGAACATTTGCTAGGCAGTTATACGGTTGACGTAACCGTTGATGTTGACGACGTTGGTCGCAGCGGCAAACACTGTGACCACTAGGCCGCCGTTCAACAGCAGCCCCGGAACAATCAGCACCCAACCTGCCTCAGCAGTAATCGTTATTTCTGTCACTGTCGCTGCGGGCGAGGCGGCAGCGCCGCCATACTCAATGGTTACTTTCCTGTCCGAACTATCCGTGTTGCAGGCATACAACCAAATCTCGTCCAGATCCGACGCACCTGCCACAGCAGTATGGATATTGTTGCCGAGCGTTGATGTTGCCGACACCACGATGTTTTTGCCGCTGGTGCTGTGTGACAGTTTCTCTTTGGAATATGTTGCCATGATCTTTCCTTAGTTGAAGACGGTGTTGTTTAGAATCAGTTGAGCATCATTAGTAGTGATCGAAATAGCCGGTGTGTAACCCCCCGATGACACGATTGGTGCCGTGCCCGTCACCGCTGTCACCGAAGTCGTAATATCGGAAGTCAATGCGACTGTCCCGGTGGCGTCCGGTAGTGTGACGGTGCGATCCGCTGTCGGTTCCGTTACTTTCAAGAATGTTTCGTGAGCGTCAGCGTTGGAACCTTCCCAAACAATGTACTGGTTCGATACGGACGCATTGTTCAAATAGAGTTGCCCGGTCAGTGTTAACAGTTCGGCTACGTTCAACTCGCCGCCCACTGTGGTAATCGACCCCGATGTGGACAAAGTGGGGGTTCCGGTGGCCCAACTGACAATATCTGTGAAGTTGGTGTTCATCTGGGACGCAACAATGGTTGTTGCCGCCACAAACGAGTTGGTAACCCCTAGGGCTGCCACTATCTCAACCTCCGTGTCCTATACATGGCGACGACCGATGTCACACCCCACTTGCCCCGTTTGGGGGCGGTGGGTGAAACACTGAATCTCAAACTAATAGCCTGCGCTGTCCCAATCGTGGGCCAACGGGTGAACAAATACCGGTCAGAAGTGCCCTCAGCCTGCCACGCAGCATAATAATCGGATTCCTCATCGCTATCATCCCACTTGGCTGTATCCCACAAAGAAAGGGTACCCAACCCGACAATGCTTTTAGAATAGCCGATGAGTGCTGTGGAAGAATCGTAATCCTTGTAAATGTACATGACAATATCGACGTTGTTGTCGGCAAGGAGAACAGTGCGGGTTTTACCCCACCGTTTCGGGAAGGTGGGCCGGTTGCCGATAAACCAGCCAGTGTGATAGTACGAGTTGATTTCATCCACCGACCCGTGAACGTAAGTGTCAGTGTCCTCGTTCTGATCGACTTTGGAAATTCTGTTGAATGATGCGACAGTTGTAATGTTTGATGTGGCCGCTATCCCCAAATGGGTGTCACCCGTTGGGCGGTACGCCAGCAGGGAGCGGGCGTTGATGTCGTGTCGTGTCCAAGAACCGGTTGGTCCCAATGAGGGATCCCATACGAACGTGTTGCGGCGGTTTGTTTGGCTGGACCCGGAAATGTTGTCATCGGACTGGTAGTTCACGGAAACCCACAGGCGTTCATCGAACCACATCATTGATGGGGCGATTCCCAGTGTCAGTGCGGGCTGTCCAACGTCGTAGGTCATGGAGGGTTTGATGCGTTCAAACACCCAGACGGCCTGATCGTATGACAGGAGGTATACACCGTCTTCGCCGTACCAGAAGAAAACCCCGGCGGTTGACGCTACGGGTTGTGTCCCTTCGCGGCATCCGGCGGTGCGGGTAATGTTGCGAACCTGCCATGAGTCCCGGTCGAACCCGGCGATAGCGTAGACACTGTTTTCTTTGAAGACGAGTAGCCGGTCGGCGTCGGGGATGATCGCGGTGATGTGGTCGCCGTCTTCACCCACGTCGATGTCGATGTAGTCGGTGGCTGTCCAGTTTTCGGCGTCACCGTTTTTGGAGAATCGGATACGATTCTTGCGTGTGCCGTCGATAAGTTCCTCGGTGTATGCGGCCCAAACGTGATCCATCCATGTTGTCACATAGCGGGCGCACGGGAAATGCCCGTCTGAACCATCCAGATCAGGTGTCAACCACCCGGGGTACGAGGTCGGCGGGCTGGCCGGGTCGTATGGTAGCGGCGCGTTGTAGCCGCCCCATTTGATTGTAGAAGCCGTAGTGTGGGGTGCAGCCAACATGGTGCCGTTCACAATGTAGGTGTAACCGTTGAATGTCACACCGGCAGCGGGCTGGCTACCGGAGAATGTTAGAACACCATCCGTGTACGCTATTGGACCCGAGAAGTCGCCGCTGGCGTTCTCGTTGAAATAAACCTGTGTGGTAGATGGTGCGGCAGCAGGGTTTACGCTGGCAAATATTTGGTTCAGGTTTGGTGCATAATGTGTGAACAGCGAAATGATGTCGTCTGCTACCACCGTAGGA